GTTGACCAAGTATGTTCCCAATCTTCTATATGGTAAACATAATCCCTATTAAAAGGATCAGGCATTTGGCGCCGCCATAACTCCTCTGCTAATGTATAATCATTCCCTGCCTCTTCCATTCTATCACCAAAAAACGTAATAGGTATATTATCAAAATCACGTAGTATTTGTGACTTGTCCATACCAAGTTGTGCTATGTCTAAGCCAGTCTCGCCACCTACTGTTGCTTGCACCTCTGGCCACATATCATTAAATTGGTTTGCTATACAATAACGTTCGCGTGTTCTGCGATCATACTTTACATACTCTCTACGTTCTTCACTGTTGGCATTGCGTCCTACTATGCTAAAGTTAAGCATACCAGTGCGGTATTCAAAGTGATTGCCAGTGCGTAACGGAAAATTACTAACGGCTAAATGTGCCTCTAACCATTTCTCTTGCTCATCAGTTATCTTAAATTCATTATGAAATACTTCTGCACCGTTTTCCCACACACTACTACCCGAGCAGTTATAAACACGAGTAACAACATTAATTATTTCCTCGCCAACCTGTTCAACTGTTTTAGGATAGTCACTGCCAGTAACTAGATATACATCGTGGCTTAAACAAAAATCTATAAACCATTCTGCAAACTCTTCGTTTATTTTACTCCTGCTAGGAGTTAATGTTCCATCTACATCAAAAATAAATGCTCTCATTCAAATAACCTGTCAAATTGTGTTTGTGTATTCTTATCTGAAGAACTGTAAACCCATATAGGCTCCACAAAACAGTCCTGCATATGCTCTTTATCTCCACCCTCTTCATTTCTCGGACGTTGTTTCATCCGCATACCAATTACTTCTTGTAATGGCATATTAAGTGTTTCCATATACTTTGTCATAGGGTCACATACTTTATGCCGTTTGTTTTTAATATTTGCGTCTATAATATTTACCGCAATGACGCCAGTATCAGGATTTATTACATCATTAATACGATCCAATGTCTCAAACAAATAGTCGCTTAACCAATCATAGAAATCGTTATACTTAAACCAACTCTGGTTTTCCTCTGCAACACCTTCAGCATATCGTTCTGTGCTGTAATAAGGTGGACTGGTAAAGGCCAAATCATAATCCAAGTGTGGCCAATCCATTGTTTCACTGGCTCTGAGATATATTAGTACCTCTTTACTGCCTTTAAAATGGAAATAGTCATCACCTATTGTGTTTGTCCAAGTATTGCCTAATGCTTCTTCATAAAATATACACTGAGAAATATAATTTTGGAACGTTTGTGGGTTAGGATCACATCCAACATAGGTGTGAGCATTGCTCGTCCAAAACCCTGCTAATCTATCTCCCCATCCACAACTGCTATCTAATATTGTTTTAGCATTGAACCTGTTATAGACATACTTCGCTACTGTAGGTTTAAATTGTGTAGCAACATACGAACCAAGTCTAAATGCCTCTCGCCATTTTGTTTCATCAACAAACTTAACCATACCCTCACGCCAAAATGTCCAATTAAACTTGCGTAGTTTTTCTTCGTCCTGCCATACTGCTATTGGACTGGGATCTTTCCATCCATTACATCGTAGTCTGTTTTCCTGATGGAAATAGTTACTAATGTCATTGTAGTAATGACTCAAATCAACTACATCCTTACAGTGCTGTTGCACCGAGTAGTCATAATCGTTAAACTTATCCGTAATGTCTGTAGTGTATCCGTATAGGAATTTATTGTGGTCACTACTTCTTAATTTCAGAAACTTATCCGTAACTGTTTGTTCTGTTATAACTTGTAATGGAAATGGTACTTCTTTCTCTATAATATATTTGGCAAGAGCGTCTATGGCTTCGCTCTTCTCAAATCTATTCTTAAAGTCTTCCCATTCATCCACAGTAAAAACGGGCAACCCACTAGGGGTCGCCCGCTCCTCCAATACCGATCTTACGTCGGTTTCAATTACCATGTCCCTTTATATACCGCCATGATTTTGGCATTGCCTTCATTACGGTAATGATTATAATCACTAGCATAACTCAACTGCAGATTGATTGTGCTAGATGTGCTACCTACCGTTGTTGTATAGGACATTGTATAGTCGATTTCTCGACCGTCTGGTGTCATGTCTGCTATCACGTCATTAAAGTGTAACGCACCACGCTCTATCCTGAGGGGTTGTGAAACACCAAATTTAACGGCTGAATCCTCATCAATGACGTAGTCAGCACTAACACCAAAACCCATAGCATGGAAGTCGTCCATGCCCTTAACATAACCATAACCAGCATCACCCTGCGCCAATGCGTAGGTCATGTTACCGGCTAAGGTCCAATCTTTGATACTCTTAGAGCGCCGAATATTAATGTATCTCGATTTGGTATCTGATACGTTAAGCAAACTCTGCCCCGGTGCCCATCCAAGTAGTGTGTTGTCAGTAGCGACTGTTATATCAGTAGCACCAAACGACATGCCTGCTACAAAGTCTTCTATTTGACCATATTCGTCAGGCTGTCCTATTCCAAAATTTAATGACATGTCCTTACCAAACTCTATTCCTTTGAACATAGTTGTGTCATCAAACGAGAAGCCAACGCTGTTGCTGTTAATAATGCTATGGTTCATAACACTTAACTGATCCTTAACAAAACTTAACTGCCAAAAGCGATCTCCACGGATTAAGTGATCATCTACCTTAACTTTAGGTTTATCTTTAGTTTTATCAGTAACGTTACCAGTCGATCCACCACTTCCTGGTGATATTAAAGTTCCAAAAGTACCGTCTTTATATACTACGATCCAATCTATTCTTTTATCACCATTAGCATGAGTAGGTAATAGATGTCCCTGCGTTCCTGCTTTAGGAATACCAGCAAAGATTGGAGTACCAAGTTGTTTAAATGTACCGTTACCATTGTTTAGCCAAATACCACCATGTGATGATCCAACACCACCAGCATAGTTCTGATAATGATACACAACCAAATCCTTTTTCCCATCACCATTTACGTCTACTAAAGCAGGTGGATGTCCTCGTTTGCCACTAGCACTAGTGATACGAAAATGCTGTTTTAAATGTAATCCGCCACCATTAGTAGCATACACATCAATTGAGTTGGTCTCTCCACATCTATCTCCACACTCACTGTGCATTATAATATCGCCTTGATTGTGATACATTGCTCTAACGCCATTTCTCACAGGCCGCATGATATTTTGCATAGGAGTAAAATTCGTGCCACCATTATTTTTATAAACTGTGACGCTACCTACAGGTCTTCCATTGTGTGCGCTGAAATAAGCACCGGACGCGACGATCATTTCAGGGTATCCATCACCATCTAAATCCTTAAATGTACCAGCAAACGCACCGTCATTAGCGACATATCCACCTAAATCTACATATTCACCATTGCCAGGATGTCTTCCATAACCACCTGGTTTGAGACCATAATAAATCACAGTACCAGCACTAAAGCCAATAAGATCCAATTTGCCATCTTTGTTAACGTCAGCAATTGCCGAATTATGCCAATTAAAACGTGGGCCTAATGCTGTATTCAATCCATTGAAAATAAGTGCTCTATAAACTCCACATTGGGCACCACATCCAGGATGTGGTTCTGTCACAGAACTACCACCACCAAAACTATCTTTGCTTACACCACCACCAGGACCATTACCTAAAATAATAGGACCCTTAGCAATATAATCACCAGAGTATTCAGATGCTGTATTACCAATCATAGCACCGGTCCTAGTAAACGTATAAGATCCATCAGGATTACTTAAAAATGCAATCCCTCTATTCCATGCTATCCCATTAAGGGCTTTTTGTGCGCCATGAGTGCTCGGCATTCCCATTACATCTAATCGCCCATCACCATTATAATCTCTTGCAAGAAAGTTATCATGGTCACTAACCATTAACCATGGAACGGTTCCATGACCTGCTTTAAATGAGTAACTGCTACTCAAACTTCCAGCGTTGGCTGACGATCCGACCATTGCCAAGGCAATCCCTATTGCCATAAAGTACTTCTTCATTTCCTTAACCTCTTTTTCTTGCTATGATATGTGAGTTTCGTAGTAAGCATGGGCACCAAACGGCGGTACCGGTGCTCCTTCAATGCGGTGAGTATGTATTATAAAGCAAGTGTCACAATACCTCTCATCGCCCCACGAACCCCACGGGTAACCATCTGTAAACATAATTAACTTCTTCGGTTCGATGGCATTCTCTTTTAGATACTCAAATACTGCTTCAAAAGAAGTTCCACCACCACCAACTATTTCATAATTGTGTATATCAAATAAGTTGTCAACAGTAAAATCTGCTTCATTGTATATTTCAGTATCAAAGCAGAAGACCTTAATATTAAAGGTAGTGTAAGCATCCATAATGCCTTTGATCTCTGAAAGGAAATCACGCACCATGTCTTCGCTTATGCTACCACTAACATCAATGGCAACTACTATATCAATTGTCTCGTCTGGAACCATACCCGGCAACATAACGCCTGTATGCCACGCCTTACGATTGGGTCGCATAAAACTAAAATCACTCTTGATAGTGCTCTTAATTTGTACGTCTATCAAGTCCCGCCAGTTCATTTTGGGCTCGGTTAATTCCTTTATCATCCGAGCAACACCAGCAGGAATATTTCCAGCACCCGCCGTCTGTGCGGCACTGAGAATTGCTTCTTTCATTTCGTCCTTAATCTCTTTACGCTCTTGGTCGGAAAGGACTGGACGCTCACTACTGCCATCGCCATCATCACCACTATCACTGTCATCATCTCCGTCAAGGTGGTCGTCAAGGACTCTGTCGAGCAGATCATCTATATCAATCTTCTCGGCGTTTTCGTATAAGTCATCATATACTTCTTCAAACGACTGTCCGTAGTATTTGGGGTCATGTATAATGGGAACCACATCAATTGGCTCACCAATTTTGTGTATAATTAAATCACCATTTACGCAGTAGTCTGCGGCAATGTTTGATAACTGCCCATCACGTTCGCCCCTGCGGCCAATGTGATCATATACTACGTGAAGGACTTCGTGCCCAAACAGAAACTCTATCTGCTTCGGCGTTAATTGTTTCAGGAACTTCGTGTTATAGTAAAACCTACGGCCATCTGTAGCGGCGGTAGGCAACCATCTATCAGCATTTACGAGTGTTAGGCGTGTAGCCAAATTACCAAAAAACGGCTCTTTGAGCAACAACCCAATTCGTGCTGTAGTAAGGGACTCTCGAACCTCTGCATCAAGGTCCCAGTCAGTTTCAAACCCAATCTCTAAGAGTGGATTATTCGCTACTTTGCTGTCAGCAGTAGTTGAACTTGGGTTGGTCATACGCTTATATTACCATTTAATATACTTATATTATAGCATTTTTTCATTGATCTGTCACGGAAAATAGTGCTGTAAGTCCTTGAATTGGCAGGCAGTACTCAAGCATTGCACCCTTTCCTGCCTGCCTCCCAAGTATCCTATCCTTCCATGGCCGAAATAACGTACTTACCAAATCGCTTATGAAACTCATCAAACGACTTGAGTTTTCCAGGTACTAGCGGTAGGTTGTAATTAGTAAGGGCCATCTTTGCACCCATTACCGTCACCTCTGTGAGGAAGTTATCCATCATGAAGCGGAAGAAGTTGTCGCACATCGCATGCCACTCCTTACCAGGGTTCTGCTTTTTTCCCTTCTTGTAGGCGTCACGCAACTCGTAACACATTGAGATGGTTAGCGAGTACATTGCAGACACCTCTTTTACTTCAAGTTTGGTCACCGTGCCGTCAAGTATATCTGACGGGTTAGGCAATTTGCCTGAATGCTTACGGTGAGCGTTAAACTTAACAGCCAACCCTTCACCAACAGTACCAGCAACCAAGTCTGTGATTTCGCTTTCCGTCATATCTGGGTCACCATCTTCTTCCTGAAGTAACTCACTCACAAACACCCAGGATCGCGGAGTGGCAAACGAGCGTTCGTTGCTACCCGGATCAAAATTGTAGAGATCGTTCTTTGAGAAGGTCAGGTAACCCAACACATCGGGATGAATCTGATGTTCAACCGCCCACTCCTGCCACGTATCAAAATCTGCGGCTACTTCAACGTGGACGAAACGGTTTGCCAACGGGGAGGGCATTCTGTAAGTGACACCACGGTCAGTCTCACGGTTCCCTGCCGCTACGATAACACAGTTATCGGGCAATTTGTAAGTACCAATTCGTCCGTTGAGCACCAACTGATATGCGGCCGCCTGCGTTGCCATCGGAGCAGAGTTTAACTCGTCCAAAAACAATATCACGATGTCGTGTTCTGCGGCCTGTGCTTCTGTGGGAAGATCCACAGGGTGTGCCCAGGACATCGTATTCGCGGCCTGGTTGTAATACGGAATACCACGCAAGTCGGTGGGTTCCATCAAAGCCATACGCAGGTCAATAAGCCAACCATTATTAAATGAGCCAGTAATCTGCTCCATAAGGTCACTCTTACCAATGCCCGGTGGCCCCCATACAAATATCGGTCGCTTCCGCTTCATCGCGCGACGAATTGACTTCTCTGCTTCGCGCAGGGTAACGGTGCGGACTTCAGCTTGTGCCGTCTGTGCCATAATGTTTACCTATATATACTTGGGTTTAAATTAAGCCTTTCCGTCCAGCGGAAGGGCCCTTGAGATAAATTGGGCCATACTCATTAATACGGTCAGCACCGACATCATCAGCATTTATGTTGCCACGGACACCATTTTTCACGGGAGCCTTCCAACTACCCTTCAAAATGTCGCCATTTTCCATATTCACGAAACTGTGGACAGTCGTCTGTCCGTACGCCACTTTGGTGTTCTCTTTGCCAACAACGGCAGGATCGCCAGTAACATAGTGGCGGTTCATACAAACGACTTTCGCGTATTTCTTGCCAAAAATGACGTCAACTTCTGGGGCAGGGCCAAACGTGTAGCCCATCACCTTCCAGTGGTTGTCGTTCATTTCCTGCACTACGTTGATATACTCGTAGATGCGGTCTGTTGTTTCTCGTTTTGGTATCATACTTGGGTTCCTATTGATTCCTTAACTTGTTCTACTATTATAGCATATCGGCGTCAGAAGTCTACCTTTTTGGGTCGATAAGTGCTTGAAATCATTGATTTTTTCACATTTTTTAAGTCATTGATTTCATTGAGTTTTTTTGCGTCGCAGTGTCAGATTAGAAGTCGCTTTCTAGATATGTGATTTTGACCCAGAAAATCAGTAAATATTATAATGCTCCATAACATAGATTTCACTGTATATAGTCCTGATTATCGCTCATACGTGAGTATTATGATTAATGAAGAAACTCTGTGGAGTGATGTTCTGACAGACAATGCCCCAACTCTACACCACGTAGAAATTGAGAAGGAATACCCTGAAAATGAAAAAAATAAGATAGTATTCAAATTTGAGCAATATCAAGCAGAGCATGAACCAGCTGTAAAATATTTAAAAATAAGGAATATTAAAATCAATTCTCAAAAAATATTTGTCAATGAAGGAGATTATACTCCTGCCCAAACTTTATGGATGAAAGAGCATGAACAAGAAATTACAGATAACTTAATTAATCATGGAGGTATTATGGGATGGTATGGCAAAATGTATTATAATTATAGAATACAATCTGAGTTACATTCTTCAAGAGTGAGTAAAAATAATATAAATGATTTAATGTTTGTGGAAAGAATAATTTTACGTAATCCCAAATTGCAACGCAGGTATCATGCATGAAATTACATGTCGATAATACATATTCTCAATTAAAAGAAGTGTTACTTGGTGATATTAGTTTTGATTTTTTAAAGCATTTACCACCATACAAACAACATAAGGTAGAATATATATTAAAACAAACCCAAGATGATTTTTTAGATATACAATCTACATTAGAAGCAGAAGGGGTGAAAGTATACCGCCCATCAAATAAGTTAAAGTATGATAATGAAATACAAACTCCGTTATGGACAGAACTTGGATCACGTTACCCAATGGCACCACGAGATATATTCTTAATAATAGGTGAGACTATTATTGAGTCAGCACCTATTTCCCGCTTTCGCTATTTTGAGCATTGGGCGTATAAAGATATAATGATTGACTATTTCAAGAGTGGTGCAAAGTGGATATCGATGCCAAAGCCACTATTAGGAGAAGAATCATATCATATAGATACATCCATATACACCACAAATTATGAACCTCTGCTAGAGAGCGCCAGTGTTATACAACACAATAACGATATTTTTGTTAGCACTCAAGTCACTTCAAACGAGTTAGGTATACGATGGCTACAAGATATATTGGGAAATGAATACACAATCCATAAGATGGGTAAGCAGTTTATAGGACATTTAGATGCCCATATGTGTATTGTGCGTCCAGGATTAGTTGCCACATATCATTCTAAAAAAGATTTCCCAAAGTATTTTAAGGATTGGGAATTTATTAATCTAGGAACGAGTGATACAGAGATTAGTAAACAACAAGAATTTATTCATGATAATATACAAGATGATGATCATGAAAATACTAATTTACTTGTAAATCTTTTATCTATAAATGAGCATAAACTTTTACTATATGATCATCATAAAAATAATAAAACACTATTACGGCAGTTTGATAAGTATAAAATAGAACCTGTTTTTATTCCCTTTAAATATTGTCATTTTTTCAATCAAGGGATAACTTGTATTACTTTGGAGACACACAGAGATGCAACAAATATGGACTCATGACAGAGGTGAAGAAGCCTTACCATTCTCTATTCAAACAATAGGCAAAAATGGCAGTACAAGATTACACAAGTGGTTAAATCATTATCAATTTTCAAATTGTACTTATGATCAAGTAGTAAATTCACAATATCATAAAGATAATATTGTATATATTTTTATTCAAGATCCAGTAGTAAAATTTATAAAAGGATTTTCTGAAATGATTAGTAATTTACGTCCAGCATACGAAGTTGGTGCTATTAATAATCAACCTAGAGTTGTGCAAGCACATAGTAGTACAGCACATATTATCTTTAAAGAAATATTGACTAAAATGTCTGAAGAGACGATGGAAGTATTTTTATTTCAGTTTTTACAGCATATAGATATGTATAAATTTGATTATCATGTTGAATTACAAACAAAAATTATAGCATACGTATCTAATGCGGGCCTTGATTTTGAAGTATTATCTATATCTGACATTGATAACTTTCATAATATAGTCAAAGAAAAACACGCAAAGCATTTTGCTGAACGTGTTGATGGTCTGGCGAATGGTTTAATACCCATTGATCCAGAGCGTATTGAGAAAAATGCTAGGCTATTGATAGAAGATATAACACAATCATTAGTATATAAACATATTGACGGTGAATTATCTAATATTAAAGAATATTTACAACCAGATATTGGATTATGGCAAATATTTAAAAACCAAACCACTTCATCCACATACTAATAAAAATATGTCCAATCATAAAAATTATTGGAACTCCAATAATAACAAATATTGCTATTACTGTTACTTTAAAAGTTGTTTTGGTTTTAAATATAAGAAACAATGCCCATATTAATATTAATGTTGCAAAAATTTCACCACCGGTGGCATTCATAATAAATTTGTGGACACTCCTCTAAACAGGACGCTTAACAAGAACTACCTTGTCATTCTTACCTGTCTTCATACTGCCATGAAGTATTTTTAAATGGTCGCAAACAAGAAGATCATCTTTGGTTAATCTATAAGTATGTTGCCAACCTGACCATACATTTTGTTGTACATACACCAATGCGGCAAAAAATTCAGTAAAATCGTTATTTGCAGACACCACTATATTCCAACCTACTTTTGGTTTACCAGACGTCCACTCATTACCTCTAGTTGCTTTAACTTCCCACTCTACATGTTTGTTTTTAGTTTTAAGTTGTGGCTCTGCGATAACATCAAAATGACTACCACCATCTGGTGCTATTGCATTGATTCCTTTTGACGTGGCTAAATTATAAACTAACCCGTCAGTAACAAATCCGGACAGCAAACCAGAGTGTACAGAAGCATCCAAATCTCTACCATAAGGGTTTCCAGATTTTGGATCTTTATAATTTATGTTATTTTTCATTGCTCCCTTACATTCTTGTAGTAAGAGTTTCATCATTGATTTCGGAATGAGATTTGCTTGGTCTTTGATATACGGTCGATCCCTTAAAGATCTGTGTGTTGAATGATCATTTTTTTGTATCTTAGATAGTTGTGATAATAATTTTTTTCCTGTTACAAAGTCATTCTTAAATAAATCTTTGCGGTGTTTAACCCATTCGTCTTTTGTTCGAGGGTACCCGTGTTCTAATTGGTCTGCTTGTAACCATTTTTTATAAGAAAAACCACCAAATTTATGAAATTTTTGATCCATTAATGGAGTGCCAGGCTTCTTACCCTCCTGTTTACGATAAGCCTGCACCCACACTTTACTTTGTTTCCAATAATCATATTCTGTTCCAGTTGGTCGCATATTTGAACTAGCAATACGGTCTATCCATTCCAATTCATTATTTGGCATGTCCTTACTGTCAAGTACAATTACAGGTATTTTTTTACAGCCAAAATGTGTAGTTAGTGCTTGAAACCGATGATGTCCACTAACCCCTATATACTTGTCTTTATGTTTATATACTTGTTTATGTTTATATACTTGAATAGGTTCATTCATACCTTGCACTTCAATATCTAAAGCAAGTTTCTTTATATGGTCTTCATTACGTTCAGTAATCTTTCCATATATTTTAACATTTACGGGATTAGACTCAAAATCTTTCGCATCAATCCATTCGCATGTGGCGTTTACTTTAAGAGTAGGATATTTCATATTAGAATTTTTGCTAATGTGGCGTGTAATTTTCTATTAAAGAAAAACGTGTAATGCCAATACTAGCATTACAAGACATAACGCTTCCATTATGTTGTCCTGTGATTGAGAGTTTAAGAAAAGTATGGGGGGCATTGCGCCCCCCATGATTGTTGCTTACGCAGAACCGTTAGCAATAGCGCGGTAACCGGCGCCAACTACGGCACGTGATGCCGTACCCATTCGATACTTGTTGGACGTGCGTCCTTTTGTATCAACGCGGGCGTTGGTATAGACCGGGTGACCTTGGAAACGGAGGCTCTGAATGAGCGCACCGGGGTTCCCAACATTCCAACGTGCAGAAATCTGCGCGGCGGTAAGTTCCTGGCCTTCCTGTAGTGCTGTGAGCACCTTTGCTGTTTTGGTTGTCATATATGACTCCTTTTCTAAATAGCAGATTAAGGGTCTGCCTTGCCCTATCCCACATAAAGTGGAAATCTTTACTACAACAATATACTATGATACACGATCTTGGGTATATTGTCAAGTGTTTTGTGTTACTCTTCGATAATGTCGACGTCTTTCATCGGAAGCACGAAAGTCCATCCCTTCGCACTATCTTTAACCTCGTATACCTGTGTTTCACTATCCATTGCTATCACAGTTCCCTCGCGGACAAGTACCTTGTCACGACTAATGGGTAAGTCAGCAAGCGAATAAAACCCGCCCGGCCGGCCAAACTCATCTATTGGGAATAACTTCTTGTAGGTACATCTTGGTGTATCATAATCACTCATAACTCAAGTCCTTTTCATTTAATTCAACATGTTCAAAATGTACATCTAGTTGTGTTGCAATATCTTCTATAGGCTTACCTATATCAAGTAATGCATTTGCAATTTCTGATAATTCAATTATTGACATTATCCGGCTTAACTCACTCTGCTTCTGTGGGGCAAACACATCTATATTGGTGCTCATAACTTATACCTTTAGTATTGCCATAAAAAATACTACCAACATTCCACCTACGCCCACCCATACCAGAATCTGGTCTAACATTTCAGTAGTCATTAAAAGTTTCCAGCATCTACTTGAAACACCCGGAGTCCATTGCGCCTCCACATATCTACAACCCTTTGACGGTCATCAAACGCCATCGTAGGATTGAATCCAAACTTCTTCATATCCGTAAGCATATTTTCTTTAACTTCTGAGTCAGGCTTAAACTCCTCTTCCGTTACTCGAAACAAAGCCAAGTCAAACTCAACACCAGCATCTTTCAACTGTGTGAGCGTCAAATCCTTGTCTTGCTCAAGACGCCCTGTAGAAATAATAATACGATGCCCTGCCTCTTTCAGCAGTTTGGCCATCATTACAACATCCTTATTAGGAGTGTCGTGAATCATGTCCCTGCGAAAGGCATTAAAGTCTCTCGGCTTCTGCTCAACATGGTGACGCCGATGGTCTATATCCATCAGCGTCCCATCAACATCAAAGATGACATCTGCCATCATTAAATCTTCTCCAGCATCGTTCCCGGAACGCGCCATGTACCGTGACCACCACAGTCAACTACTACGCGAGTCCGTTTGATTTCTACCACATGACCATTCATCTGCTTCGGGATACGGCCGCGGTTAGTCTTACGACCACTCGTTACCATAACACGGTCACCTGTCTGTAGAACACCAATCCGTGCCTTGCCCTGGCGGCGGCGTGCCTCCATGACCAGTTTGCTTACCGCCTTCAACTGATCCATGTTCATAGCGTCAAAGTCAACTCGATGGAGTTGGTTGATCGCTTCGTTGCTTTTCTCTTGTAAGTCCATATTAATACCCTGTTAATGTTTTAAGGTTGATTTCATTTGCATCACACATCTCAATAATGTCGTCGTTAGTCATCCACTTGGCGACCATTACTACGAAATTATTAGGATCCAGTAAGCCTTCCTGTATTGCTTCACAAAGGCGTTCACGTGCGTCACGGTCTCCCATTAGAAGTACCTCACGCGAGTATTATCAGTGTTCTCAAATTGATCTTCTTTCTCTGGGCGTATGCCAGGCTTTGACTCTTTCGGAACCTCGTCCAGTGCCAAGTAACGAAATCCTTTGTAATTGTCAGAGTCTATAAGGACCTGCTCAATCATCGTCATCACGCCTTGGCGCCAGTAGCGATCAACATCAACATATTTTGTTTCTTCTGCACTCCAACGCATGGATGCTTCAAGGGCTCGATTTGCCATACCCTTGACATTTTCAACGTTGATTGTCTTTCTGCTTGCCATCTATTTGCTCCAATTAATTAGCATCATACATACATTATAGCAAATTCACGTCAGAAGTCTACCTTTTTTGTGCTATAAGTGCTTGATTCTGCTGAGTTTTTAAGATTTTTGTAAGTGCTTGATTTTAAAGGCTTTTATAAATCGCTAGAATAAGCGATTTTTATACTTTCTAAGTATTTTCCGAGATCGTGACCATTCAGATAAAACATCGTAGCCAATTTTTCGTCAAATATCGAGATATTCATATACTTCTGTAATCTGCCCATTTTATTGACATGTATGAAATATGGGCTCGGCATACGATTATCCAAGTCCAAATATAGGCGTTGTTTCCCTGTTACTGATTCTGTGCTGAGATCGAATCGATACTCTTTTAATTTTACTTCTTTTGTGAGTGTAAGATACCCTGGTTTTGTGAGACGCAGGCCGCTGGAACCTCTGACATTATACCACCAAAACAACGTGTATTTTCGTACATCTTCTGTAGTGCGAGGGATGTCCAAGAGATCCATAAAGTTAGTTGTATAGTCATGTTTTGATAATCTGTTACTCACCCTTCTCCACTTTCTTACCTTCTGATAGTAAGAAGACTTCAAACTTGTTAGTTTTAAATTGCTGGTTTAATTTTTTGGCTAGGTTATGTGCATGGCCTGGATTACCAAATACAACTCGTTTGTATTTTGGTCCAGGATAATTGACGAGTAGATTGCTAGTTTTTAAATTAATAGGCTGACCGTTATAAAACACTGCCCATATACCTTCTACTTTTAGTATTTGATCACATTTATATGTGTCTTTATTTGTATGCTCTAAAATTACTTCTGGTTTAGGCCTGCTCATTAGTTTAAGTCGCTCCTGTATAGTTATATACGTATATAACTATTTATCGTTGCTTAACTAAAATTCTCCGGCGTCAAACTCTACTTCTATTACTTGGTTCTGTATGATTTCGTCTTGTAATTGTATGATTTGCTCTTGGCAAGTGGCAATATGCGTCAAAAGAACAGCCAAAGAATGTTCTAAATCATTACAATGTTGTTTACCTATTCTTAATTCACTTTGCCCACTATGCTTCAGTCCAGCAATTTGGTGTAATAAGTTTTCGATAGGGCGTAAATTAAGTTGTGGACTTGACATACTTCAATGATTCCTTTGCATCCTCTATTGATTTATATGGACCTCTATAACCATATCTATCTAACGTAATAAGTTTTGGGCAAAATGCCGTAGTCCAACCTATTTTATTAAAGTTTATAATATAGTGCCCGGCACAGAACCAACACTTGCTATCTATACGTTTGGTAAACATTGGTAGTTTACGTGCTAGGTCAAATATTGTATTGTATCCGCTTTTGGAATTAATTGGGTAATTGTAGACTTCGTTCTCTACTTTTGTATCGCGAGTCTCTTCCTTACTAAATTTAATAAATCGTATAGGGTATTTCTCTAATAAGTTTTTCTTATTATCAAAGGCACTCTTATGTCCGTTCTCTGTAATAACGAATGCATCACCTAATTTATTAAGCATGCCTATACTTTTTCCATCTTTAGAAAGGATCCAAAAACGATCCTTTATTAATGGTTTTGCTATTGTGTCTTCTGTCATATTCATTCTCTTCTGATTATCTGATTATACCTAATGCTTTTCCTATGGTGTTATCTAACTCGTCCATAGTAGTCAAGTCTTGTTTTGCTTCTAATACTTTGCGTTTAGCATCCAAACCAAACGTCTTCTTAAACCAGATGTTTAGTCTATCGCTAATGTTTACTACTTTCCTAAACGTTTTCCTGCTAATTATTTTCAAAACAATTCCTTTTCTGTTAATACTTGAAACTCATACCCGTTGTCTATACAATATAGTCTAGCCGCTCTCCACTTGGCTCTGTTAACACTCCAAGATGTTTGCCACTTGGGTTTAATTTCAATAATTTTCTCAATAGT